ACGTACATCGGCACGCTCATCACGGCGGCCCGTGAGTGGTGCGAGCAGTACCTTGACCGCACGCTGGTGCACACCCAGTGGGTGATGCGGTTCGACAAGTTCCCCGACAGCGGCATTGAGCCGGTCGAGTTGCCCCGGCCGCCGATGGTGATGAGCGGCACGGCCACGGCCGTCACGGTGACCTTCACGCAGGAGGCCGGGCCGACGAGCACGTACAGTACGTCCGAGTACCGGGTTGACCGGAATGCCACGCCGGGGGCCATCCTGCCCATCTACGGCAGCACGTGGACGCCGCACCGGCAGGATGACAACGCCATCAGCGTGACGTGGTGGGCCGGCTACGGGGCGAGCGGCTCGAGCGTCCCGGCGGCGATCCGGCACGCCATCTTGATGCTGGTGGGCCACTGGTACGAAAGCCGCCAGGCTGTGATTGCGACCGGCGCCGTGCCGCAGGAGGTGCCGTACGGCGTGCAGTCCCTGCTGGACTCGCAGCGGTGGGGCTCTTACCGATGATTGAGCCAGGCAAGCTCCGCGAGCGTATCACGGTGCAGATCGCCAGCGGTGCCACAAACACTCTCGGCGAGACGGTCCTGTCGTGGAGCAACTCGTCAGCCGTGTGGGCGAGCGTGGAAGGCGTCTCGGCCCGTGAGGCTCTGGCGGCTGGCCAGCAAGACACCACGATCACGCACCGGGTGCGGATGCGTTATCTGCCTGGCCTGACGCAGCGCGATCGCTTCGCCTGGCGGTCCCGCACGCTGAACATCGTCAGCCTGCTCGAGTACGGCAATCGCAGCGAGCACGTCGCCATCTGCGAAGAGGTGACGTGATGGCTGCCAGAGACAAAGCCGGAATTGACATGAAGATTGAGTTTCCTGAGTTACGGAAACTCCAGGAAGCGTTTCGCAAGTTCCGGCCAAGCCTTGCACGAAAGCACATGGGTGCCGCGATTCGTCGGACGCTGAAGCCAGGGCTGACAGCATTGCGCGGCAATGTCACGCGCGGCCCAACTGGCAATCTGGCCAGGGCAATCACCAGCAAAGTCAAAACCTATCCGAGCGGAAACGCTGTCGGCATGGGCGGTTTTGTGGCGGCTGGCAGTGGAAAGTCTGCGTCTGCTGGCGGCGGCTCAATCAAAAAAGGGAAAGACAGGGCTTACCACGCCGGATTCTTGGAGTTTGGAACAAAAGAGCGAATCATCAAAACGTCATCGCGTCGCGGCGGTGCTTCAATAGCATCCAGCTTCAAAACGCTCGGCCCGTTCAAGATTGCCAGAATTGCAAAACGAGGGAAGTACGCCGGTGCAGTCCGCGTCAATACAACGCCAAAATACCCAAAGGCGTTTTTTCAGAAGGCACCTCGCGGGCAGGTGCTCAGCCTGCGGGCAATGCCAGTTGGCGGCAAGAAGGGGCAGCCGCCAGTGAAGTCCGCCTATCAAGAGTCAATTTCCGCCATGCGGTCGTTGTTGGCGTCTGAAATGACCAAGTCACTTTTGAACGCCCAGAAAGACCTGCAGAAAGATTTCCCGCCGCGAGACTTTGGCGCTAATGCCCCATTCTGAGACGCACTCAAAATGAGCCTCAAGTCCCCCGAAGCCGTCCTCCGTACAGCCCTAGTCGGCACCACGGCCGTCACGTCGCTGGTGAGTTCACGCATCTACCCGGTGCTGGCCCCGGCTTCGGCGTCGCTGCCGTTCGTCACGTGGCGACGTTCTGGCATCCAGCGTGAGCAGACGCTCGGGCGGCCGATGGGCATGCCGCGAGTCAGCGTTGAATACAGCATATACGGCACGACGTACGAAGAGGCCCGCCAGGTGGCCGACGCCATGCGGCTCGTTCTGGATGGATACGGCGGAACGTCGAACAATACAGAAGTGAAGCAAACGTCGTTGGAGGACGAATCCGACGACTTTGTGCAGCTGGCTGGAGCGGATCTCCCGCCGGTCTATCAGGTGACGCAGCGGTACGACTGCTGGTGGAGCGAGGGATAAAGCATGGCCTACACGCCCCATGATTCGAGCGGCACGACCTTCACGTTTGCAGGCACTGTCTACACCGTCACGAGCATCACCTACTCGATCACGGACAACGCTGCCACCGATCAGATCGACGTGTCACACCTGGGCCAGACCACCGGGGCGACCGTGCTGACGATGAGCCGCCCGCTCAAGGGCTCTGCTGGTGACACCGGCAAGGAAGTCTCTGTCGAGTACCTGGCTGCGTCCGGCACGCCGGTTGCCCAGGGTGCCACTGGAACGCTCGCCATCACTGGCGGGATCACGCTGAGCGTGACCGCCACGTGCAAGTCTTCCAGCGTCACGCTGACGGTCAACGACGCCGTGCGTGGTTCCGCTTCCTTCCAGGTGCCGTAGTCGCACGGAGGCTTACCCGTGGCGGCTCATAGCACTGGCATCTCTGTCACGTTTGACGGCGTGGCGTTCTCCGAGGTTTCGGAGTTGTCGTGGCAATACGGCGGCGGCCCGGCTAAGGGCCGCTCATCGCTGTGGACCGATGAGGTCGGCACGGTCACTGTCGGCTGCATGGGCACGGCCAATATCACCACGGCGAAGTACGGCACCAGGGCTGACATCGTCATCACTGGCGGCGGCGCTGGCTTGACGAGTAAGGCAGTCTATGAGGGCTTGAGCGTCGCGCCCGAGTTGAACGGCGTAACCCGTTACACCGTGACGTTCAGACTTTTGGATGGGTGACATGGGACTAAAAGAACAGATCAAGGCCGCAAGCGTTCGCAAGCCGCTCAAAGTCCACGTGAAAGAGTGGGGCTTTGACGTGCACGTCCGCGTCATGAGCGTCGGCGAGCGGGACGCGTGGGAACTCGCGTGGATCGACATCCGCAGCAAGGGCATGGAGAAGTTCCACAACTTCCGTGCGTTCTATCTCGTACGGACTCTCTGCGACGAGCACGGCGTGCGGATCTGGAAAGACGATGAGATTTCCGAGGTGGCCGATCTCGACGGTGCAGTTATGGGCGAACTGTTCGACATCGCACAGAAGCACAACAAACTCACGGAGGCGGACGTAGTCGAACTCGCCGGCGAGCTTTAGCGCGAGACCGTCGCGGCAGTTCCTGTTCATGTTGGCCGGGCATCTAAAGATGACGGTCGGCGAGCTCGAGCAGCGGATGGATTCACGCGAGCTGTCGGAGTGGCTGGCCTTCGCCCGCTACTTCCAGCCGCTAGACAACTCATGGGCTCAGACGGGCGTGCTTGCTAGTGCAGTGCTGGCACCGCACTCACGCCGAGGCCAGTGCCCAAAGCCAAGAGACTTTATTCCGACCGAAAGACCACCGCAGCACAAGACGCAGATGCTCGACGTGCTGGCCCAGATGAAGATCGACTTGGACGGCAAATGACATGAGCACGGCACTCGGACTCGCGATGCAGATCAGTGCCAATACGGCACAGCTGGCCCAGGCCGTGGCCGATGTGAACCAAAAGCTGGACTCCATGGGCGAGGCCGGCAAGAAGGCGTCGGCCGATCTTGGCACGCTGAAGAACATTGAGATCGGCAAGTTGGCCCTGGGCGGGCTCCAGGCTGCCACGTCTGCTTTTCTGAGCCTGACTGGTGCAGTTACTGGTGCCGTCACGTCTGTCACGTCTTTCGCCTTGAGTGTTGGCGAAGAGCTCGACGCGTTGAACGACGTGGCCAACCGCACCGGCGTCGGCGTTGAGGCGTTGCAGGCTTACGCCAGGGCGGCCGCTGACACTGGCGTGAGCGTGGAATCGTTTGCCAAGCAGATCCAGAAACTCACGATCAACATTGGCAAAGCGACGCTCGACGAGAAGGCGCAAAAGAAGTTTGAAGAGCTCGGTATCGTGTTCACCGATCTCAAGGCCGCTACGCCGGAAAAGCAGTTCGAGATGGTTGTCGATGCGTTGGCTGGCATTGCCGATCCCGCCGAGCGTGCCGCCAAGGCCGTGCAGTTCTTTGGCAAGGGCGGCATCGAACTCGGCGAACTCTTCACGCTCGGGCCTGGTGCTCTGACGCAGATGCGGGAAGAGGCTGTCTCGCTGGGCCAGGTGGTGAGCGAGGACGCCGTCAAAGCCATCGACAGCATGAATGACTCGTTCGCCACCGTCTGGGCAACGGTCAAAGGGCTGGCAGGGTCGATCCTGGGCGAGCTTGCTGGCCCGATTAGCACGATCGCTCAAGAGCTTCTGGGCGTGATTAAGCAGGCCGGGCCGCAACAGATCGCCCAGCAGGTGGCTCAGGGCTTGCTTGATTTCATCCAGTTGGCCGGCAATGCGTTTCTGGAACTGGCCAAGTTCATCGAGGCTTTCGTCAAGAAGTTCGCCCCGATCCTTGGGCTGGATATTCGGAGCGAGACCGAGAAGGAATTGGACCGGCTGCGAGCCGAGCAGCAGGCTGCCGTGCAGGGAGCCGGTGCCACGGTCGATGGCTTCGGCAGGCCGCTGGCGAATGCGGCAGACGTGGAAGAAGAGAATAGGAAACGTACCGAGCAGATCGCCCAACTCGAGGCGCAGATTGCCGCCGAGGCGGCTGCCGGTGTTCTCAGCCAGTTCCAGGCCAACTTCAACGCTGCCATCGACACGGCCCGCACCAAGCTCGAGGAGAAGATGCAGGCCGGCACGCTCACGGAAGAGGACAGAAAGCTGCAGGAAGCCCAGCTGCGTGAGCTCCAGCAGTTCAACAGGAACGGCCAGATCGGCACCGTGGAGATCCTCAACTAGCCATGGCCGTCATCTCCTACCGCGAAGTCATCCCGCGTACAGCGTCGCACAAGTTTGGCGAAAGCCCGACCGCCGAGCGGAAGTACATCGTCACAGTCGATGAGCCGACGCCGACGCAAACGCTGGTCAACGCTGTCGGGATTTTCCACGCGGCCGCCCACCCCGAGTTTTCGTACCTCAAGTGCCTCAACATTCAGGTCACGGAGACGGATCGGCATCACGCCGAGATCACGTACAGCTACGAACTGCCGAAGCAGGAAGAACTCGACCCAAATCCGCTGGCACGTCCTGACGTGTGGTCGTTCTCTACCGGCGGTTCCCAGGTGCCGGCGCTCGTCTACTACGACGGCAGTGGCAACGGAACCAAGAAGCCGCTGCAGAATACAGCCAAGGATTTCTTCGAGGGGCTGACCACGCTTGAGGCGGAAGTGCGGGCGTCGATCTCTGGCAACCGCCCTACGTTCCCGCTGGCCAATGCGGCCGCAGTCACGAACAGCGTGAACTCGTCTTCTTACCTGGGTGGTGCCGCTCACACCTGGCTGTGTGCTGGGATCAGCGGGCAGCAGGCCACCGAAGTCGTGAACG